CTCGGAGATGTGTATAAGAGACAGCTCTTGTATAGTAGCGAACCGCCCACCTTCATTGCGCATAATTATAAAACCAAACTTATTGAGGAGCAAGCCCTCAGAGAAGGATGTTTTTACATCAAAAATGGTTAACCATCATCCGAACCATCCGGAGTTACCGGAGAGTTGCCATTCACAAGGTCAGCTCGAACATATAGCGTGTCATCATGGTGCTGATTGTGGCTGCACCACGTTAATTCGCTTAAATTGCTGGTTTCTTTCCCGTTCATCCAGTAGTGCCAGCGCAACATTTGGATTAAAGGCAGCAATAAATTCAGCGTTTGCATAAGCCTGAACATCTGTTTTAACCAGGCAGTTAACATGACATTCTGCAATCACGCCACCGGGTTCTCCTTTCCATTTTTGACAAACAAAAACTCCTGTTAAATTGCCGTGCTGGTTAACAGATGTATGCCCTACGATGTAGCTTCCTTTAGTTGCTTTCTCTGCCGCCTCACGCAGTGCCTGATAGTCAATCTTGCTCACTGGTTGCCTCCTTTGCGCCACATCTCATTCAGATATTTGTTTTGATTCACTGAAGGAAAAGAATTTCTCTTAAGCAATTCCTCTCTCGATGGCATTGGCTTTACGCGTTGGCGAATAATCATTTCTGCCGGAAGAATGCCGGGATTGTATGCAAGTCCTCTCATGGTAAATTCCTCAGTCATTACTGATAGCGCCATAACGTGAGCGGTAATTACGCAGGCGCGGGTCGATATATTCAGGGAAGTGGGTATATGTGGCTTTGCGGAATGGTCGGATTGATGTCTGGTAAATTCGCTCGCGTTCTTCTTTCTCTGCAAGCCATATACAATGGCGAAATTCCTTTTCCTCTTTCGTTTCCTGCGGTAGCGACATTATCCGGTCGTAGTTTTTCCTGAATTTATCCAGCACCTCCGATACGGAATTGCCGGAACAGCGGCGCGCGTCATCCGCACCATACAGAGGCGCTGGCATGATTTTCTCCTGATTAAATTGCGTGAATAGCGTGACGAGGGAAGGGGAGAGTTACTGGTTCCTCGTCTGGATATATTGGCTTGTTGTGCTTGTGCCATTCAACATGACATGCTTTGCATAGCCACATCACTTCAAGAGGTTTACTGTAATCGCAGTGGTGAGCGTCTGGGTGGCATTTGCTGTTGCATTTCTGACACGTTGTTGGTCTACATAACTTACCAGATTTAATTGCTCGTTTGACTGACCATCTTGCTTGCTGTCTTTGGCGATGAGATTCCAGATAGTTCTCTCTTGCTTTGATTAATGCAACCTTGCCCTTTTCGCTTTTGTTATATTTTTTACAAGCATTATTATGTATTAGCTTTCCTATTCCTTTTTGATATTCAGTTACTCGTTTTTTAGTGCATTCCTTGCACACCTTATTTCTAGGATAAAAACCATTAGGTGGTTTATTCTCTCCACATTTTTTGCAAGTGATCATATTTTCTCCCAATGATTAAAATGGGATCTCATCGTCGAAGTTCATAGGATGTTCGTTGTGTTGTGCTGGTGATGATTGCTGCTGTGGCTTCTGTGATTGCCTGCTGGCTGCTTGTTGTTTGCTGTCGCCAATGCCGCCAAGCATTTGCATCACGCCATTAATTCCGACATGAACCTCGGTTGTGTAACGGTCTTGCCCTGACTGGTCTTTCCACTTTCTGGTTCTCAGCATTCCCTCGAAATAAATCTGATCACCTTTTTTCACATACTGCCCCACGACCTCAGCCAGTTTCCCGGATACAGCAACACGATGCCATTCAGTCAATTCCTTTTGCTCGCCAGTATTTTTATCTCGCCATTGTTCTGACGTGGCTATTGTCAGGTTAGCGAACGCTGTACCTGATGGTGAGTATCGAACTTCCGGGTCTTGTCCTACCCGACCAAGGATAATCACCTTATTTACGCCTCTGCTTGCCATTTATGCCGCCTGTTTTAGTTCGTTAACTCTGATGTTCATTACCTGAACGCATTTAGCCTGCGCCTCCTCGTTGCCAGCCATTAATTGCCAGTCACGCTGATAACGCTCGATGAGTTTTTTCTTGTCAGTTTCTGTTGACGCATAATCGCTGAAGTCTTTCAGGATTTGCTCGCAGTCAACCGATGGAGATTTCTGGTTGGTATTTTCTGGTGATGGTTTGTTATCTGATGCTGGGATTGCCCATCCCGGCAGCGATGGAGGGAGCCAGTAAAATCCTGTTCCATCCTTGAGTTTTGCCCTGTGCCATCCCTGCTTTTTATCGAGAGATGTTTGTGCGAAACCTTCCTCAAGGTTATACAGATACCGACCGATTCCCCACTGAACAGCAGCGCGCTTCATTGCACCGGAACGACCACCTTTGACGGCTTCTACCTGCGTGTTTTCAGCAGCATCCCATTTGGTTACCCATTCGGAATCAATCTTGATTGATATGCCGCATTCAACGCCGCCGTTGTTGGGAATATCGCGGTATTCATTGCGCCATCCTGCTTTGCCACAAACATCGTCAAGGCGTTTCATGATTGCCCGGTTCGTGACATAAGCCAGCACCATAGCCCACACCTTGCCATCGCGTGTTTTACCGCTTTGCTGTATTCGCCATTCGATATCTTCAGGGCTGAATGGCTCATCGAATTTATTCAAATCCATAATTCACCTCAGAATGGACACGGCCCAAGGAAATAACGCTGATTTAATACTTCGACTCGGGACAAATTAAGGCATACCCGCATTCCTTCGCGGTCACCATTATGGCGATACCAGAGAGCTTTCTGCGTGTACATGCGTCTCTGTAACTTGCTCTCCTTCACTGTGGTTGCAAGTGACATGAATATCTCCTTCGTTACCGATTAAATCTTTCATCTGACGAATGAATTCTTCGTCTGACCAGTTATCTGTAAAACTCATGGACGGCCTTGTTGTTTCAAAATATCCCAAAGCTTTTCGAGCAAACTTTTCATTCTTGGTTGTTTAAAGTCTGCTCCGGTTAAAATGTTTTTTCGTGAATGCTGTACCGATAAAATCGGGTTGAAAGGGCGAACCGATGCCGCCCCTGCAATAGCGAACTGTTGCATAGGATGCTCCTTCTGTTTGATTGCATAACGAAAACGCCTCAAGTGAAGCGTTATTGGTATGCATATAAAAAGGCCCTCACACTGGAGGGCAAAGAAGATTTCCAATAATCAGAACAAGTCGTCTCCTGTTTAGTTACGAGCGACATTGCTCCGTGTATTCACTCGTTGGAATGAATACACAGTGCAGTGTTTATTCTGTTGTTTATGCCAAAAATAAAGGCCGACTATGCGGCCTGAAATTACTTAACCAATGATGCTGCATATTCGATAAGGTAAAGCTTTGGAGCCAGCAAAATTTTTAACCATGTCATATTGGTTACTGCACTAATAATAAAAATCCCCCACAGAGCCAAAACTACAACTAATGGCATGATAAGAAGATTAATATCACCTTTGCTATCCCAAACCATTGTCGGCCTGTATTTGGGATTTCCCTTCTCCCATGAATATCCTTCATCACCGATTTTACCTGTCTCAACTCTTCGGCACTGCTTCTTCATAAACCAGAAAACCAGTGGGATTGTTAGAATGGCTATTAATGTTTTAATCAGACTGTCAACCATATTCCATAGCAGCAACTGATGAACAACATCAGGAATCTGCGCCTGGCTGAATGAAACAGCCATGTCTATTCCATTGCTGGCTTTTTGCAGTAGTTCTACGAGAATCTTGTTTGCTTGTTCTTCCATATATCCCCTTGATTGTAATAAGCATGAAATTATTTACGGCCAAAAAATAAAGGCCACCATCAGGCAGCCTTGTTGTAAATGTTGCAGGTATCAAGTAAGTAATTAGATGGAGCGCCATAAATTATGAATTCATCGTTTGTCGGGTCCATCTCCATCTCTTGGCCTATTGCCATTCTTGCGTCAGTGTCGTCAGCGGCGAAGCATAAAACAGCCCACGCCCCCATTGTTTTAAAAAGAACTGCAATTGGCTGTGGTTTTACTGAATTTGCGTTAGCGCGAAAATCACAAATCGCACTTTCATGAAATTCCATATATCACCTCAAATAAGTGGTTTGCTGCCTAATTTCATTTTCTGGCGACCAACACAAGTCACACCCATTTCACTGCGTGGCTTGCTGTACCATGTGCGCTGATTCTTGCGCTCAATACGTTGCAGGTTGCTTTCAATCTGTTCGTGGTATTCAGCCAGCACCGTAAGGTCTATCGGATTCAGTGCGCTTTCTACTCGTGATTTCGGTTTGCGATTCAGCGAGAGAATAGGGCGGTTAACTGGTTTTGCGCTTACCCCAACCAACAGGGGATTTGCTGCTTTCCATTGAGCCTGTTTCTCTGCGCGACGTTCGCGGCGGCGTGCTTGTGCATCCATCTGGATTCTCCTGTCAGTTAGCTTTGGTGGTGTGGTGGCTGGTAGTCTAGCTCCAGCTTGTTGAGTCTCATTCGGAGGGGTATAACCGGCACCCCAGCGATTTTTCCATGCGACAACGTGCGCGTTATGGCGGCCTTATCGCCCGCGGCTCCCCATCTCGTCCACGCTATTGCTAGCGTTGGGAGCTCTTCACCGCTCAACAGTAGGTAAGCACTTGCCAGTGACTAGCTGGCTTCACCACACCCCAAAGCCTTCTGCTTTGAATGCTGCCCTTCTTCAGGGCTTAATTTTTAAGAGCCTCACCTTCATGGTGGTCAGTGCGTCCTGCTGATGGCTTAAAATTACAAGAAAGATTGTATGTTGTAAACAAGAAATATTGTAAAAAGGGGCGTGAAAAACAAACTCCATTGTTTTTAAATGAAAAATAGTTTGTTTTTGGTTATCGAGATTGAGGTGGGGATTACTGGTTGCAGGTTCCGACTACATCACCAACAAATGATTTGGTTGATGTAAGTTGTTGCATACCTGGGATATTCATTACTTTGGAGTAAAGAGCTTTTTTGTCTGTAGTGATTGACCAAGTTTCAACGGTTATTCCTCCTCCAGACTGGTATTCTCCTACCATAGTGTTCGATGACAAAGCAGTGTATTTCATCTCTGGATAGACGCCAGAAACTGATTCATAAACTGATGATTTATCGCCATTTATTGTTACGTGGAAAACGGAATCTTCCGTGCTGTCTTTTGTAAACTCGTAACGATCGCCATTCATTGCCCCGTACCCGTGCAGGTTTGTGACAATCCAGCATTCAGAATTGGCGCTGGTAGTTAAGAGTATTGAGAGTAGCGCCGCAATCCTGATCATACGAATTTTACCCTCGCTTCCACGACAACACCGATAATCTTGCAGTTCCCGTTGATAGGAGTCATAGGCCATGAAGGGTTCAGGCCTTTCAGGTACTTCTGCCCGCCATCTATAACCAGTTTCTTGAATGTTGCTTCGTTCGCGTCAGTCAGTTTGGCTACAACAAGGCTTCCATTCACTGGCTCGCGTCCAGTATCTACTAACACCATATGACCTTCAGGGATGCTTTGACCTACAGGTGAGGTCATGGAATCACCTTCAACCTTCAGCCAGAATCCATCGCCTAATAAGTTAACGTCACTGTCATACCATTCATCAATGTCCTTGATATCGTAGGGTTCACAAGCTTCACACCACGAACCAGCTCTAACCATGCTAATCAATGGATATTTCCCTTTGGGCTCAACATGCCCAACAAATCTAACATTCGAATCAGAGGTGCCATTGAGCAGCCAGTCAACACTTACGCCAAGAGCTGACGCAAGTTCTGGTAAAAAGCGTGGTCGCTTAGTTTTACCGTTTTCGAGTTGCTCTATAGACTGCTGGGTAGTCCCCACCTTTTGAGCAAGTTCAGCCTGGTTAAGTCCAAGCTGAATTCTTTTGCTTTTTACCCTGGAAGAAATACTCATAAGCCACCTCTGTTATTTACCTCCAATCTTCACAAGAAAAACTGTATTTGACAAACAAGATACATTGTATGAAAATACAAGAAAGTTTGTTGATGGAGGCGATATGCAAACTCTTTCTGAACGCCTCAAGAAGAGGCGAATTGCGTTAAAAATGACGCAAACCGAACTGGCAACCAAAGCCGGTGTTAAACAGCAATCAATTCAACTGATTGAAGCTGGAGTAACCAAGCGACCGCGCTTCTTGTTTGAGATTGCTATGGCGCTTAACTGTGATCCGGTTTGGTTACAGTACGGAACTAAACGCGGTAAAGCCGCTTAAGACATTCCCGCTCTTACACATCCCAGCCCTGAAAAAGGGCATTACCAGAAACAAATCTCTATGGTTTTGCGTTTCTTTGCGAAGCCAACTCTATCTAATCATTAAGGAAATTATCTATGGGTACTATTGCAACTAAAAGCAAGAAAGCGGCTCGCATCGAGTCGGCCTTGCTGAACAAACTGGCACTGATGGGGCAGAAGACATTCGCTCGAGCAATGGGGGTTCCTGAATATCAGGTAAGCCGATGGAAGAATGGTTTCTTCTCGCAGGTAAGCATGATGCTTGCTGTTCTGGAATACGGAATCGAAGACGATGAAATGGCTGAATTGACTAAGCGGCTTGCCGATTACCTGACAAAAGAAAAAGCCCCGAAGAACGGCGAATTCTTCGAGGCCTGATGTAGAAAGACTGGATCAATCCACAGGAGTCATTATGACAAAACAACTCAGTCCTTACCAGGACAAAATTCACAAACACATACTACGTGATCGCTTCCTGTCCAGCTTCAAGCAGCCTGGTCGATTCCGGGCTGAGTTGGAAAAAGTGAAGCTGATGCAGAAGGAGAAAGGTCATGAGTAATCTTGCAACCGTAACACATTTAAGGCCTTCACAACGGCCTGTGGAGCGTCGTGTGGCAGAAGTTGAAGATGGTTATACCCGTCTTGCAAATGCCCTGTATGAAGAGCTTATCGGCGCAGATTTAACGAAAAATCAGAGCAAGGTTGCCCACGCCATATGCCGTAAAACATACGGCTACGGTAAAAAGATGGATCGCATCTCTGATAGTCAGTTAGCTCAAATTACCAGGCTGCCAAGACAGAAGGTAAACAAGGCCAAGAATGAGCTTATCGCGATGAAGGTTATCCTTCGCGAAGGCCAGCAAATCGGGCCTAACAAGAACATCGAGGAATGGCAAATCGAAGGGTGTCACTACTCTGGTGATAATGTCACTGCATTGGTGACAAAAAGTGTCACCAAAACGGTGACAGCGCTGTCACCAAAACAGGGACACACAAAAGAAACTATTACAAAAGAAAAAAGAAATAATAAAAACACTATGTCCGAAAGTGTTCGGACGGAGTGTGAAAAATCACCTGACCGTCACGAAGAAACCGACAAGGCATTCGAGGAAATATTCTGGTGTGCAGGCATGCGGAAAGCCGGGAAGAAAAACGCAGCTTCGGCATTCAGAACACAGTTCAGGGAATGGCGTAAAACTACCAGGGGTACGGCAAGCGAGTTTGCCACGATGCTAGCAGAAGACATCGCATGCAGGAATGGTAAGCAGTTCGGATTCGACAGGTTGTTACCATCGAGCTACCTGAACGGTCAGCGCTGGAACGACGAGAAGCCAGAAACTATTCAACCACAATCCAAACCATCATCCGCAATCACCGTATCGAAAACTGGCTACGTGTTTTTCGACAGGTGAACCATGAAATCAAAAATCAAATCGCTACTGGTCGCTGGTTATAACCACGGCTGGTTAAGTATTTCGTTTGTCGATTTCTGGTTTAAAAATCTCAATCTGAGGGAATCATGACTCCAAGTGAACTCAGTGACCTGCTTTGGGCGCAGGTTGACAGGGTGGCTCCGCACCTGTTGCCAAACGGCAAGAAAGAGGGGCATGAGTGGGTTGCCGGTAACGTCAACGGTGACAAGGGAAACAGCCTTAAGGTCAACCTTAGCGGCAAGAAAAAATGGGCTGATTTCGCTGAGGGAGACGGCGGTGACATGCTTGATTTGTGGATGGCATGTCGTGGAATTAACCTGCATCAGGCTATGCAGGAAGCGAAAGCCTTTCTCGGAATCAAGGATGACGATCACCATTTCGATGCCAAACGTGAGAAGAAATTCTCCAGACCTGACCGCAAGAAAATCGCCCGCTACGTTACCAGAACAGAATCCCATCTTGAGTACCTGCAATCGCGTGGCATATCGCCAGAAGTCGTAAAGCGCTACGAGGTTGTCAGCGGCAAGGTGTGGAATGGAGAACGAGAACTTGATGCACTGGTGCTTCCGTACAAACGCGATGGTGAGTTGTTGCAGGTCAAGCGAATCAGCACTGAGCGACCGGACGGGAAGAAAGTCATTATGGCAGAAGGTGATTGCGAACCTTGTCTGTTTGGATGGCAGGCTCTGGACGCTGGCGTGAGGGCGGTTGTACTTTGCGAAGGCGAAATTGATTGTATGAGCTATGCGCAATACGGCATCTCGGCGTTATCCGTGCCGTTTGGTGGCGGGAAAGGCGCTAAGCAACAGTGGATTGAGTTTGAGTATCACAACCTCGACAGGTTTGAGGAAATATTCATCTCGATGGACGTTGATGATGTTGGTCGTGAAGCCGCAAGGGAAATCGCAAGCCGACTCGGTGAACATCGTTGCCGTCTTGTTACTCTGCCGTACAAAGACATCAACGAATGCCTGATGAACGGTGTTACCGAGGATGAAATCTGGCAGTACATCGGCACGGCATCCTACTTCGATCCTGAAGAACTCTACAGTGCGCGAGAGTTTTACCAGGACACTATCAACGCTTTCTACGGCAAGCAGCAGTATCTGTTTAATCCACCGTGGGAATCTCTGGCAGATAAATTCCAGTTCCGTGAGGCAGAGTTGACGCTGGTCAATGGTGTGAACGGTCACGGAAAAACGGAGGTTGTCGGGCATATGGCACTTGAGGCAATGCGTCAGGGTGTGAAGACGTGCATCGCGTCACTTGAGCTGAAGCCTGGTATTCTCCTTAAGCGCCTTACCCGTCAGGCGACGTGCTGCAAGATGCCGCCAGTGCTGGAAATTGACTCTGCATTTAAATTTTATGACGAAAGACTTTGGGTGTTTGGCCTGACCGGAACGGCGAAAGCCGACAGGCTGATCGAAATATTCGACTACGCTCGCCGCCGATACGGCATCCAGTTATTCATCATCGACAGCCTGATGAAATGCGGCATAGGTGACGATGACTATAACGGGCAGAAAGCATTTGTTGACTCGATTTGTGACTTCAAAAACAAAACAAACTCCCACGTCATTCTCGTTACTCACTCCAGAAAAGGAGATAGCGAAGAAAAACCAACCGGGAAAATGGACGTAAAAGGCTCTGGAGCGATAACAGACCTGACAGACAACCTTTTCATCATCTGGCGTAACAAGGCTCGCGAGAGAGCGTTACAGAGAGTTCAGAGTGGTGAAAAGATGTCAGAGAAGGACGAACAGCTACTGGCATCTCCGGCATCTGTTTTGATGCTTGAAAAACAACGTAACGGCGAAGGTTGGGAAGGTGGTGTCCCGTTGTTCCTTGACGAGCAATCGCACCAGTTCCTGCAACTTGAATCAGGATCGCCATATAGCTACATCGCCAATATGCCGAAATCGGAATATGACGAGGCGTGGCGACAGGAAAACGTGACGGAGTATTAAATGACCATCTACATCACTGAGCTAATAACAGGCCTGCTGGTAATCGCAGGCCTTTTTATTTGGGGGAGAGTAAATCGTGGCTGAGTTTATGCTCGTCGCACTCAAATGCGTTGGCGTTGGATGGATTCTTCTGACGTTTTTTATTGTTCTGCATAGCTACATTCGCCTTGTGAATGACGGTAAAGATCCATGGTATACGTTGTTTGGCGCTGCATTTGTCTGGGTGATTATCGGTGTTATGCCTGTCGCTGTAGCAAAAATGGCGTGGCGTTTTGTGAGTTGAACTGAGGGTAAGTATCGATGGACGAATCAAGAAAGCAGTTTGAAGAAAGTTGGTTGCGACGTGGAGGCGAATCTTCAGACCTTATCCGTTACCCTGAAAATCACCATGAAATTGGCAGTGGTGATATTGGTGGTCAATACGTGATGGACGATGTTCAAGGCCACTGGCAAACGTGGCAGGCATCGCGAGCAGCTATCGAGATTGAGTGTCCTGGAAAAAGAGAGCGTGAGGCATTTTCTACCGATTTCGAGGATGGGGTCACATTTGGTTATAACGACGCAATTAGTGAATGCGAAGGACGGATTCGCGCTGTTGGAGTCAAAGTGAAGGAGTAACGATGAAGCAAACAATCTTCCTCCGAACTAAGCAACAACAGCAAGCTGCAATAAATGCCATCCTCGCAACACCACTCGATAAAGACAAGCCAGTCACCATCCGCATTACTGACTACAAGCGCAACCTTGACCAGAACGCAAAATTTCACGCGATGGTCGCAGATATCGCTAGGCAAGTTCAGTGGCGCGACAAATGGTTAAAACCGGAACAATGGAAGGTTTTGTTGATCAGCGGTCATGCAGTGGCTACAAAGCAGGAAGCTGATGTTTTGCCCGGGCTTGAAGGCGAATACGTCAACATTCGCGAAAGTAGCGCGCAGATGAGCGTGAAGCGTATGGCAAGTCTGATTGAGTACACGACAGCATGGGCTATTGGTCAGGGTGTCAGATTTACCGACAGGAGGTACGAATGAGACGACAGCGACGAAGTATCACCGACATCATCTGCGAAAACTGCAAATACCTTCCAACGAAACGCTCCAGAAATAAACGCAAGCCAATCCCAAAAGAATCTGACGTAAAAACCTTCAACTACACGGCTCACCTGTGGGATATCCGGTGGCTAAGACATCGTGCGAGGAAATGACAATGGATTATTCACAGTTAAGTGATTTTGAAATTAACGTGGCGGTATTCGAAGCCATTCATAACGGATCACCGGATTACAAAGAAGGTGAGAATGGCGATATGGTGTTTGTCTCATTTGAGGGAGACATTGTAAACGGAGACGCAGTTGAAGTAGAAGTTGAGCGCGGATCCTTTAACCCATGCGCAAACCCAGCAGACGCATGGCCGATTATTGAAAAATACAGGATTAGCATTATCAATCTCGATGAAGACGAGTGGGGTGCACGCGGTGTGGCCTACTGTAAATCTAAGCGAGCTATACATGAAAATCCCCTCCGCGCCGCCATGATTGTCTTTCTCATGATGCAGGACGCCAATAATGCTTAGCCCATCCCAATCCCTTCAATACCAGAAAGAAAGCGTCGAGCGGGCTTTAACGTGCGCTAACTGCGGTCAGAAGCTGCATGTGCTGGAAGTTCACGTGTGTGAGCACTGCTGTGCAGAACTGATGAGCGATCCGAATAGCTCAATGTACGAGGAAGAAGACGATGGCTAAACCAGCGCGAAGACGATGTAAAAACGAAGAATGTCGGGAATGGTTTCACCCTGCATTCGCTAATCAGTGGTGGTGCTCTCCAGAGTGTGGAACCAAGATAGCACTCGAACGACGAAGCAAAGAACGCGAAAAAGCGGAAAAAGCAGCAGAGAAGAAACGACGACGAGAGGAGCAGAAACAGAAAGATAAACTTAAGATTCGAAAACTCGCCTTAAAGCCACGCAGTTACTGGATTAAACAAGCCCAACAAGCCGTAAACGCCTTCATCAGAGAAAGAGACCGCGACTTACCATGTATCTCGTGCGGAACGCTCACGTCTGCTCAGTGGGATGCCGGACATTACCGGACAACTGCTGCGGCACCTCAACTCCGATTTGATGAACGCAATATTCACAAGCAATGCGTGGTGTGCAACCAGCACAAAAGCGGGAATCTCGTTCCGTATCGCGTCGAACTGATTAGCCGCATCGGGCAGGAAGCAGTAGACGAAATCGAATCAAACCATAACCGCCATCGCTGGACTGTCGAAGAGTGCAGGGCCATCAAGGCGGAGTATCAGCAGAAACTCAAAGACCTGCGAAACAGCAGAAGTGAGGCCGCATGACGTTCTCAGTAAAAACCATTCCAGACATGCTCGTTGAAGCATACGGAAACCAGACAGAAGTAGCACGCAGACTGAAATGTAGTCGCGGTACGGTCAGAAAATACGTTGATGATAAAGACGGGAAAATGCACGCCATCGTCAACGACGTTCTCATGGTTCATCGCGGATGGAGTGAAAGAGATGCGCTATTACGAAAGAATTGATGGCAGCAAATACCGAAATATTTGGGTAGTTGGCGATCTGCACGGATGCTACACGAACCTGATGAAAAAACTGGAGACGATAGGATTCGACACCAAAAAAGACCTGCTTATCTCGGTTGGCGATTTGGTTGATCGCGGTACAGAGAACGTCGAATGCCTGGAATTAATCACATTCCCCTGGTTCAGAGCTGTACGTGGAAACCATGAGCAAATGATGATTGATGGCTTATCAGAGCGTGGAAACGTCAATCACTGGCTGCTTAATGGCGGTGGCTGGTTCTTTAATCTCGATTACGACAAAGAAATTCTGGCTAAAGCTCTTGCCCATAAAGCAGGTGAACTTCCGTTAATCATCGAACTGGTGAGCAAAGGTAAAAAATATGTCATCTGCCACGCCGATTATCCTTGTGATAAATACGAGTTTGGAAAGCCAGTTGATCATCAGCAGGTAATCTGGAACCGCGAACGAATCAGCAACTCACAAGACGGGATCGTGAAAGAAATCAAAGGCGCGGACACGTTCATCTTTGGTCATACGCCAGCAGTGAAACCACTCAAGTTTTCCAACCAGATGTATATCGATACCGGCGCAGTGTTCTGCGGAAATCTCACATTGATTCAGGTACAGGGAGAAGGCGCGTGGGCATAAGAGAACTAAACCTCACCAAAGAACAGCATGAGTGGCTGAATGGCTGGCTTGAACTGTGGGGCGCATGGGTTTATTCAGGTCGTCTGGAAAAGCGCATGAGCAGCGTAATAGCGAAGTTCATGGAGAGCGTAGAGCCGGGAAGAGTTATGACAAGGCCAATGTGCAATGATGATGATGGAATGTTGATTTCTCAGGTCGTCGATTCCGTCATGTACATTGACAAGAAAGCCTTTGGCATCCTCCTCAGCTACTACGCTCATGGTTCATCTAAGCGAGCAATTGCATCCTACTATCACGCGACTGCAAAGCCACGCAAGATGTGTGGACGTGGTGGCGAGGGATGGAGAAAACCTTCACTGGCAACCTGTAGAAACGAAATTGACGACATCCTGAAAGCGTCATTATTTGTTTTGTACCAGCCAATGCAAAATGCTTTCAAAATGCGTAAACGTGTTGAGAAAGTTAAGCATGTTGCTGTTAAAAACCTTGACATGCAATTAGCCATTTAGCCATAATATTCACATATGCTGCTGCTTTTGCATTCAGCAACCATCACAAGCCCACCTCCTGTGGGCTTTTTTGCATTCGCGTGCAATCAAAACAAGAGTCTTAGTGATATGGGCCTGAGATATGGTGGTGGAAACATCGCTCCGCTCTTGGCTGTCATATCTACGCGAACAGGCTCTATCCCTAAGGTAAAGCGATGAAAGAAATAAAATTAACGCCAGAAATGGTGCTTTCTGTTGTTGATTACAATCCATCGTCAGGCGACTTTCACTGGAGATGGAGGCAGGGGAGAGAGAGGACCACTTTGACATGGAACTCTCGTTTTGCTTTCAAGAAATGCTCATCAATAAATTCTGATGGGTATTTAATGATTATGATTAATGGTAAAGCATACCCTGCTCACAGACTGGCATGGTTGATTGTTTATGGCACCATGCCCGATGGTTTTATTGATCACATCAACAGGGTAAGAACAGATAACCGGATATCAAATCTTCGTCTTGTCACTCATTCCGAAAATATGCAAAACAGGAAAATTCAGAAGAATAATAAATCTGGATACCGTGGCGTGTCTTGGGATGCTAAGTACGGGAAATGGAGAGCAAGAATTAATGCGTCTGGAAAGTGTATTAACCTTGGATACCATGACACTGCCGAACTTGCCGCTGCGGCTTTTGAGGCAGCCAGAATGAAATATCATACCGTTTAAAGATGTAAGCTGCCGTTAGTGACTCTTAAGTTGCAACGGTGGCTTTTTTTATTTGCACAACAGGTAAGAGCATTGAGTCGATAATCGTGAAGAGTCGGCGCGCCTGGTTAGCCAGTGCTCTTTCCGTTGTGCTGAATTAAGCGAATACCGGAAGCAGAACCGAATCACCAAATGCGTACAGGCGTCATCGCCGCCCAGCAATAGCACAACCCAAACTGAGCCGTAGCCTCTGGCTATCCTGAATTCATCAGTGATAGTTATGCTGCGGCCTTCTACACATGACCTTCGTGAAAGCGGGTGGCAGGGGGTTGCGCTAACAACCTCATGCCGTTTTGCCCGTGCATATCGGTCACGAACAAATCTGATTACTAAACACAGTAGCCTGGATTTGTTCTATCAGTAATCGACCTTATTCCTAATTAAATAGAGCAAATCCCCTTATTGGGGGTAAGACATGAAGATGCCAGAAAAACATGACCTGTTAGCCGCCATTCTCGCGGCAAAGGAACAAGGCATCGGGGCAATCCTTGCGTTTGCAATGGCGTACCTTCGCGGAAGATATAATGGCGGTGCGTTTACAAAAACAGTAATCGACGCAACGATGTGCGCCATTATCGCCTGGTTCATTCGTGACCTTCTCGACTTCGCCGGATTAAGTAGCAATCTCGCTTATATAACGAGCGTGTTCATCGGCTACATCGGTACTGACTCGATTGGTTCGCTTATCAAACGCTTCGCTGCTAAAAAAGCCGGAGTAGAAGATGGTGGAAATCAATAATCAACGTAAGGCGTTCCTCGATATGCTGGCGTGGTCAGAGGGAACTGATAACGGACGTCAGAAAACCAGAAATCATGGTTATGACGTCATTGTTGGCGGAGAGCTATTCACTGATTACTCCGATCACCCTCGCAAACTTGTCACGCTAAACCCCAAACTCAAATCAACAGCGGCCGGACGTTACCAGCTTCTTTCCCGTTGGTGGGATGCCTATCGTAAGCAGCTTGGCCTGAAAGACTTCTCTCCGAAAAGCCAGGACGCTGTTGCACTGCAGCAGATTAAGGAGCGTGGCGCTTTACCGATGATTGATCGCGGTGATATCCGTCAGGCAATCGACCGTTGCAGTAATATCTGGGCTTCACTGCCGGGCGCTGGTTATGGTCAGTTCGAGCATAAGGCTGACAGCCTGATTGCAAAATTCAAAGAAGCGGGTGGAACGGTCAGAGAGATTGAGGTATGAACAGAGTAACCGCGATTATCTCCGCTCTGGTTATCTGCATCATCGTCTGCCTGTCGTGGGCGGTCAATCATTACCGTGATAATGCCATCGCCTACAAAGAACAGCGTGATAAAAAAGTCAGTGAGCTGAAGCAGGCGACCGCCACCATTACTGACATGCAGCAACGCCAGCGTGCTGCTGATGCACTCGATGCTAAATACACGAAGGAGCTAGCTGATGCGAAAGCTGAAAATGATGCTCTTCGGCGCAAGCTTGATAATGGTGGCAGGGTGCTCGTCAAAGGAAAATGCCATGTGCCATCCTCAGCCGAAACCTCCGGCGCCTCCGGCATGGGCAATGATTCCACCGTCGAACTCTCTCCAGTTGCTGGACGAAACGTTCTCGGTGTCCGGGACGGAATTATCCGCGACCAAACAGCACTGAGAACGCTTCAGGAATACATCAGGACGCAATGCCTTCGATGATAGCGATAATTTTACTCATCATCCTTCACATCTGGCTCTGTAGACAGGGTGATGATCACTTCTGGAGTGAATCCAGATTAAACATCTCATTGCTGATGCTTGATATTGAGCATCTGGCGCGCGGTAAGGGGCTGCGTTGAGATAAGAGCCAGTTCATTACAAAGCCTATCTACGGGTGGGCTTGATAATGAAACCGGAATTTATTCTGGGCAACCAGTTACGGCAGTACAGCGAAACAACCCAAGCCAGTAAGTGGGGAAATAACACTGGCAGCCACTGAAAGATGAACCTCCTGCCTTATGGCAAAAAAAGATTCTTTGTGGTGGCGGACTGATGGAAAGACATCGGTTATTGCAGAGGCCATTCAATGAGTGGTCTCGACAATGGCTTATACCCTACACGGGATAACTTAACTGATATCCCTTTTAACGGATAAACGGAGCCAACAATGGCAGAGATTATTCCCATGACTGAAGAACAGAAATTCAAGTTAGAAATTTACCGACTGCTATCTAAGAACAATTCAGCGGCAGAGGAAGCTTTTGCATTCATTGGTGCTGACCAGCTGAAACTGGAATTGTTCAAGTTGCACTACAACGATGGCGGTGCAAATCCAGACTTCACATCTCGCACTATCGAAGCGGTGCGTAAATCGAAGGAAGCGTTAGACCTGTTCACTACCGGAGCATGATGTGAGCCGCGTAATCAATTTGGGTAAGGAGAAGAAATTCCCAATTACTCAAGAGCTATACGAGAGGCTGGAAAGCGTCATTCATGATTACGATGGTGAAATCAGTTTATGCGAGGCGATTGGCACACTCGAATTGCTGAAGCAGTCACTGATTGAAAGCGCGAAAGAGTCCTCAACCTGAAATAACAACTAAGTGAGATGAATATGGCGACTGAACCAAAAGCTGGTCGCCCCTCTGATTATATGCCGGAGGTGGCTGACGATATCTGCTCGTTGCTTTCTTCTGGCGAAAGTTTGCTGAAAGTATGTAAGCGTCCTGGTATGCCGGATAAGTCCACTGTTTTCCGCTGGTTGGCAAAGCATGAGGATTTTCGCGACAAGTACGCGAAGGCAACTGAGGCACGAGCTGATTCTATTTTCGAAGAGATATTCGAAATTGCTGACAATGCGATTCCAGATGCTGCTGAGGTGGCAAAGGCAAGACTTCGCGTTGATACCCGCAAATGGGCGCTGGCCCGAATGAATCCCCGTAAGTATGGCGACAAGGTAACTAACGAGCTTGTCGGTAAGGACGGCGGCGCAATTCAGATTGAAACATCACCGATGAGCACTCTATTCGGAAAATGACCTCGATTAATCCTATCTTTGAACCGTTCATTGAGGCGCATCGCTACAAAGTTGCCAAAGGCGGTCGAGGTAGCGGTAAATCATGGGCAATTGCGAGGCTGCTTGTTGAAGCGGCGCGCCGGCAGCCTGTGCGTATTCTCTGCGCTCGTGAACTGCAAAACAGTATCAGCGATTCGGTAATCCGGTTGCTTGAAGACACCATAGAGCGGGAAGGGTATTCGGCTGAGTTTGAAATTCAGCGTTCAATGATTCGTCATCTCGGAACGAATGCTGAATTCATGTTCTACGGCATCAAAAACAACCCGACGAAGATTAAATCGCTCGAAGGCATTGATATCTGCTGGGTGGAAGAAGCGGAAGCGGTAACGAAGGAATCATGGGATATCCTGATACCAACCATCCGTAAGCCGTTCTCTGAAATATGGGTGAGCTTTAACCCGAAAAACATCCTCGACGATACCTATCAGCGATTCGTCGTAAACCCTCCTGATGATATTTGTCTGCTGACGGTGAACTACACCGACAATCCGCACTTTCCTGAAGTTCTCCGTCTGGAGATGGAAGAGTGCAAACGCAGAAATCCGACACTGTATCGTCACATCTGGCTTGGTGAGCCAGTAAGCGCAAGTGATATGGCAATCATCAAACGTGAATGGCTTGAAGCCGCAACCGATGCGCACAAGAAACTCGGATGGAAAGCGAAAGGCGCGGTTGTTTCTGCACATGACCCGTCAGATACAGGGCCAGATGCTAAAGGTTACGCATCGCGTCACGGTTCGGTGGTTAAGCGCATTGCCGAAGGTCTGCTGATGGACATCAACGAGGGTGCTGACTGGGCTACTTTGCTGGCGATTGAAGACAGCGCTGACCATTACCTGTGGGATGGTGATGGTGTTGGTGCGGGGCTACGCAGACAGACAACGGAAGCGTTCTCCGGCAAGAAAATCACCGCCACGATGTTCAAGGGTAGCGAATCGCCATTCGATGAAGATGCACCATATCAGGCCGGAGCATGGGCCGATGAAGTCGTACAGGGCGACAACGTTCGCACTATTGGCGATGTGTTCCGCAATAAGCGAGCGCAATTCTATTACGCGCTGGCTGACAGGCTGTATCTGACATATCGGGCGGTTGTTCACGGTGAGTATGCAGACCCCGACGACATGCTGAGTTTCGACAAAGAAGCGATAGGCGAGAAGATGCTGGAGAAGCTGTTTGCAGAACTGACGCAGATTCAGCGCAAATTCAATAACAACGGGAAGCTTGAGCTAATGACTAAGGTCGAAATGAAGCAGAAGCTCGGTATTCCATCTCCTAACCTGGCTGATGCGCTGATGATGTGTATGCATTGCCCGGCATTGGTCCGCGAAGAAACAGAAATATACGTTCCCTCATCCTCCGGTTGGTAAACATGGCAGAGACATTAGAGAAAAAACATGAGCGGATCATGCTCAGGTTTGACCGCGCCTATTCTCCACAGAAGGAAGTGCGCGAAAAGTGCATTGAAGCTACGAGGTTTGCTCGTGTCCCCGGAGGTCAATGGGAAGGAGCAACGGCGGCTGGAACTAAGCTTGATGAGCAGTTCGAGAAGTATCCTAAGTTTGAAATCAATAAGGTAGCAACTGAACTTAACCGCATCATTGCAGAATACCGCAATAATAGAATCACCGTTAAGTTTCGTCCTGGTGACAGAGAGGCAAGCGAAGAGTTAGCCAATAAATTAAATGGTCTGTTCCGTGCTGACTACGAAGAAACTGATGGCGGTGAGGCTTGCGATAATGCATTTGACGACGCTGCTACTGGTGGTTTCGGTTGCTTCCGTTTGACGTCGATGCTGGTCAATGAATACGACCCCATGGACGATCGTCAGCGTATTGCTATTGAACCAATATACGACCCGTCGCGCTCTGTGTGGTTTGACCCTGACGCTAAGAAGTACGACAAATCTGACGCGTTGTGGGCGTTCTGCATGTATTCGTTGTCACCTGAAAAATATGAGGCTGAATACGGAAAGAAACCTCCTGCTTCTCTGGACGTAACGTCTATGACCAGTTGGGAATATGACTGGTTTGATGAAGATGTTATTTACATAGCGAAGTATTACGAAGTTCGTAAAGAGTCTGTTGACGTCATCAGTTATCGACATCCAATCACTGGAGAGGTTGCAACATACGACAGTGATCAGGTTGAAGATATAGAAGATGAACTGGCAATAGCTGGATTTCAGGAAGTGGCAAGGCGCTCAGTGAAGCGCCGTCGTGTGTATGTATCCGTAGTGGATGGTGATGGTTTCCTTGAGAAACCTCGACGTATTCCTGGTGAGCATATCCCCCTCATCCCGGTTTATGGAAAACGCTGGTTCATTGATGACATTGAGCGTGTCGAAGGGCACATTGCAAAAGCAATGGATCCACAGCGTTTGTACAACCTTCAGGTTTCAATGCTGGCTGATACTGCAGCGCAAGACCCCGGTCAGATCCCTATAGTTGGCATGGAGCAAATTCGTGGACTTGAGAAGCACTGGGAGGCTCGCAACAAGAAACGCCCAGCGTTCTTGCCGTTGCGCGAAGTGAGAGATAAATCTGGCAACATTATCGCTGGAGCTACCCCGGCAGGATATACACAGCCTGCGGTTATGAATCAGGCATTGGCTGCATTACTACAGCAAACCAGTGCAGATATTCAGGAGGTTACAGGCGGCAGTCAGGCCATGCAGCAGATGCCAAGTAATATTGCTCAGGAAACGGTTAACAACTTGATGAACAGAGCAGATATGGCTTCGTTTATCTATCTGGACAATATGGCGAAAAGTCTTAAACGCGCTGGTGAAGTATGGCTGTCAATGGCGCGTGAAGTGTACGGTTCAGAACGTGAAGTGCGCATCGTTAACGAAGATGGAAGTGATGATATCGCTGTCCTGAGCGCACAGGTTGTTGACAGGCAAACAGGGGCTGTTGTTGCGTTAAATGACCTTTCTGTCGGTCGATACGATGTGACGGTTGATGTTGGACCAAGCTACACAGCACGACGTGATGCAACGGTTTCTGTACTGACAAATGTCCTTAGCTCTATGCTTCCAACAGACCCAATGCGCCCGGCAATTCAGGGTATTATTCTGGACAATATCGATGGCGAAGGCCTTGATGACTTCAAAGAGTACAACCGAAACCAACTGCTGATATCTGGTATTGCAAAACCACGCAATGAGAAAGAGCAGCAGATTGTTCAACAGGCGCAAATGGCAGCACAAAGCCAGCCAAATCCTGAAATGGTTCTCGCTCAGGCGCAAATGGTAGCAGCGCAGGCAGAAGCGCAAAAAGCAACTAACGAAACTGCTCAAACTCAAATCAAAGCATTTACTGCCCAGCAGGATGCGATGGAGAGTCAGGCAAACACTGTCTATAAACTGGCCCAAGCCAGAAACATCGATGACAAAGCAGTGATGGAGGCAATACGCCTTCTGAAAGATGTCTCCGAGTCACAACAACAGCAATTCCAGTCACCACCACAGTCTCCGGCAGACTTAATGCCGAGTTAACTAGGAGTAATCAATGGAAAACGAACTGATCATCGACGGTCAGGTTATTGGCCTGTCTGAAACACAGGAAAATGCAGAAGAAACCATCATCCAAACAGAGTCACAGCCTGAGAATGAAAGCCAGGATGACAACGGTAAAGAGGTGGCAACTGAGCCTGAAAAAACCGAAGAGACACCAGAAGATTACGCCTTGCGTATTGGTGATGAAGAAATTCAGCTTAACGCTGACGATGATGATCACATTGACGGGCAACCTGCACCGCAATGGGTGAAAGATCTTCGCAAAGGCTTCAAAGAAACACAGAAAGAAAACCGTGAGTTGCGCCGCCAGCTTGAGGAAGCATTAGCCAAGCCTGCGGAACATCAGCAACCACAACCAGACGCTATTCCACCAAAACCGACTCTTGAGTCGTGTGATTATGACGAACAGGCGTTTGAACAGGCATTGACTGATTGGCATGAGAAAAAAGGCCGTGTCGAACAGCAGCAGCAACAAAAACTACGTCAGCAACAGGAATACCAACAGCGTTTCCAGCAAAGGGTAGAAGCGCATAAACAACGGGCAGCCAAACTTCCTGTGAAAGATTATCAGGAAATGGAGGCCATTGTTCTTAGTGAGCTACCACCAATTCAGCAGGAAATCATCATTCACTGTGCAGACGAAGGCTCTGAACTACTCGCCTATGGCTTAGGTAAGAGCCAGCAATTACGCCAGCGTGTAGCCGCTGAGACAGATCCAATTCGCGCAGCATTCCTCTTGGGGCAGATTAGCAAACAGGTAAGCCTTGCTCCAAAACCAAAGAAAGCCATCAAGCCAGAGCCGGAAGTACGTGGTGGCGGTGCTGATGCGAAACAAGACGAATTCAACAAATTATGCCCCGGCGCAAAAATCGAATAAGGAAAAGATAAATGCCTAACAATCTCGACAGTAACGTCAGTCAAATCGTTCTGAAAAAATTCCTTCCTGGTTTTATGTCAGATTTAGTTCTGGCGAAAACCGTAGACCGTCAGTTGCTGGCAGGTGAAATCAACTCCAGCACTGGCGATAGCGTTAGCTTTAAACGTCCGCATCAATTCTCATCCCTCCGTACTCCCACTGGTGATATTTCAGGGCAAAATAAAAACAACCTGATCTCAGGTAAAGCTACGGGGCGTGTAGGTAACTACATCACTGTTGCTGTTGAATATCAGCAACTGGAGGAAGCGATCAAGCTTAACCAACTGGAAGAAATTCTCGCGCCGGTTCGCCAGCGAATCGTTACCGACCTTGAAACAGAGCTTGCTCACTTCATGATGAATAACGGTGCGTTGTCACTTGGTAGCCCCAATACTCCAATCACCAAATGGTCTGATGTTGCGCAGACGGCATCTTTCCTGAAAGACCTCGGCGTTAATGAAGGTGAAAACTATGCTGTAATGGATCCATGGTCTGCACAGCGACTTGCTGATGCGCAGACTGGTTTGCACGCTTCAGATCAATTGGTTCGTACTGCATGGGAGAATGCGCAGATTCCAACCAATTTTGGCGGCATTCGCGCACTGATGTCTAATGGGCTTGCCTCTCGTACGCAGGGGGCATTTGGCGGAACACTGACAGTCAAAACACAGCCAACTGTTACCTATAACGCAGTTAAAGACTCATACCAGTTCACTGTAACATTGACCGGAGCGACAGCCAGCGTTACAGGTTTTCTGAAAGCTGGTGATCAGATTAAATTCACCAATACCTACTGGCTGCAACAGCAGACCAAACAGGCGTTGTATAACGGAGCCACACCAATTAGCTTCACTGCAACGGTTACTGCTGATGCTAATTCAGACAGCAGTGGCGATGTGACGGTTACGCTTTCTGGTGTTCCGATTTATGACACTACAAACCCGCAGTACAACTCTGTAAGTCGTCAGGTAGCGGCAGGCGATGCCGTATCTGTAGTAGGCACTGCTAGCCAGACAATGAAGCCAAACCTGTTCTATAACAAGTTCTTCTGTGGACTTGGCTCTATCCCACTGTCGAAACTGCACAGTATTGATTCTGCTGTTGCAACATATGAAGGTTTCTCCATCCGCGTACACAAATACGCAGATGGCGATGCCAACGTGCAAAAAATGCGCTTTGACTTACTGCCTGCATATGTGTGCTTTAACCCTCACATGGGCGGTCAGTTCTTCGGTAATCCGTAATAACAAGGGGCTTCCGCCCCTTTTATGTTTTAAGGAAACAATATGGATCGCATGAGTGTATTCCTTGCCGCAGATAACGAATCCGGACATGTACAGGCCGTTATCGCAGAAAAAGACTTCCAGTTTTTCGAAAAGTTGGGCTTTGTTGCCTCAGTTGATGAATTAAAACCGACCAGTAAGCGAGGTCGTAAGGCGGCAGACAATGGCAACAGTACTGACAAAGGGTGAGATCGTCCTTTTTGCGCTTCGTAAGTTTGCTATTGCTTCTAATGCATCGCTGACTGATGTTGAGCCGCAATCAATTGAAGATGGTGTAAATGATCTGGAAGATATGATGTCCGAGTGGATGATTAACCCCGGCGACATTGGTTACGCTTTCGCAACTGGAGATGAGCAGCCATTACCAGATGATGAGTCAGGTCTTCCAAGAAAATACAAACACGCAGTAGGCTATCAGTTATTGCTGAGAATGCTATCTGATTACAGCCTTGAACCAACTCCGCAAGTTCTCAGTAACGCCCAACGCTCATATGATGCCTTGATGACCGACACTCTGGTTGTTCCTTCAATGCGACGACGTGGAGATTTTCCTGTAGGACAGGGTAATAAATATGACGTGTTTACATCTGACCGATATTATCCAGGCGATCTCCCTCTGATTGATGGCGATATCCCAAACGCATAGGTGAATAAATGCCGATTCAGCAACTTCCGCTCATGAAAGGTGTCGGCAAAGACTTCCGAAATGCCGACTATATCGACTATCTGCCAGTGAATATGCTGGCTACACCCAAAGAAATCCTGAACAGCAGCGGATATCTTCGCTCATTCCCGGGCATTGCCAAACGTTCTGATGTGAACGGAGTATCGCGAGGCGTCGAGTACAACATGGCGCAGAATGTTGTTTATCGCGTGTGTGGCGGCAAGCTGTACAAAGGAGAAAGTGAAGTCGGTGATGTTGCCGGAAGTGGTCGTGTATCAATGGCGCATGGTCGAACATCTCAGGCTGTAGGCGTTAATGGTCAACTGGTTGAGTATCGCTATGATGGCACGGTTAAAACCGTCTCAAACTGGCCTACAGACAGCGGATTCACGCAGTATGAGTTAGGTTCGGTCCGTGACATTACGCGCTTACGTGGTCGTTATGCGTGGTCAAAAGACGGCACTGATTCATGGTTTATCACTGACCTTGAAGACGAATCGCATCCTGACCGCTACAGTGCACAATATCGTGCCGAGTCTCAGCCTGACGGAATCATCGGCATAGGTACATGGCGAGACTTCATCGTCTGCTTTGGTTCATCGACGATTGAATATTTCTCCCTGACTGGTGCAACCACTGTTGGTGCCTCTTTGTATGTCGCACAGCCATCGCTGATGGTGCAAAAAGGCATCGCCGGAACTTACTGCAAAACGCCGTTTGCTGATTCCTATGCGTTTATCAGCAATCCGGCAACGGGTGCTCCATCTGTATACATCATCGGCTCCGGTCAGGTATCACCAATCGCCAGTGCGAGCATTGAGAAAATCCTCCGCTCCTACACTGCTGATGAACTGGCTGATGGCGTGATGGAATCGTTGCGCTTTGATGCTCATGAGTTGCTGATTATCCACCTGCCGCGCCACGTCCTAGTGTATGACGCATCTTCAAGCGCTAATGGTCCGCAATGGTGTGTACTGAAAACAGGCCTGTATGACGATGTGTACCGCGCTATCGACTTCATTTACGAAGGCAATCAGATAACGTGCGGCGACAAGCTGGAGTCCGTGACCGGGAAATTGCAATTCGATATCAGCAGCCAGTACGACAAGCAACAGGAACACCTGCTGTTTACTCCGTTGTTCAAAGCGGATAACGCCAGAGTTTTCGACCTTGAAGTTGAATCTTCAACTGGCGTTGCGCAGTATGCTGACCGCCTGTTCCTCTCTGCAACTACTGACGGCATCAATTACGGGCGTGAGCAGATGATTGAGCAGAATGAACCGTTCGTTTACGACAAACGCGTTTTGTGGAAGCGAGTCGGGCGCATCAGGAAAAATGTCGGCTTCAAATTGCGCGTTATCACGAAGTCACCTGTCACTCTGTCTGGCTGCCAGATAAGGATTGAGTAATGGCGGATTCGAATCTCAATGTGCCGGTAATCATTCAGGCTACACGGCTCGACACATCAGTCCTTCCACGCAATATCTTCTCGCAGTCGTATCTGCTTTACGTTATCGCACAGGGTACTGATGTTGGTAACGTGGCTAACAAAGCCAACGAGGCCGGACAGGGCGCTTATGATGCACAGGTCAGGAACGATGAGCAGGATGTCACCCTTGCAGACCATGAATCCAGAATTGAAGCAGCTGAAGCAACTCTCATCAATCATGAGCATAGAATTGCAGCAGCGGAAAGCACTCTT